CAGGTGATGATAATCTGCCATGATCTGCTCGGCACATAACTCTATTTGTGTCTCGGTTAGGGGATTATTTAGGTTCAGCAACTCATTGAGGTAGATAAGCCACATACTGATATAACTTCTTAGGAATTGTTCTCCTTTGCCTTTTTTGATTTGCACCAGGCTGAGGGTCTGTCTACTCAAGGCATCACTCACTCCCTTGAGCGATGAGCTATGCATAAGGCAGTTATTCGGTGAATAAACCCTTAAAAATTCTTTGTTTGAAATCGTCGCTAACTGTTCGCTTGGCCTTACTATTACCTCGTTTTGCATTTTGTAATATTTTGTTTAGTTGTGAATTTATATACTTTAAGTCCGTATTCCGCTGATGAAACTCGTCTAATTGTTGCCAGTGTTGCAGTAGGTACTGCCACGTAGCGAGGGCTTCCTGCTCATCGGCTGAGTTACCCGTAAGATAGGTGATGATTTGCTTGAGGGCTTTTCCGTCCGCTCCAGTGAATTTTGGGGAAAATCCAAATAATCTGTTATAGAAAGCAAACCACTCATCCAAGAATAGGGCGTATAAGCTCGGAGGGTTCGCTTCTTCCTCTCGGTAGGTAACTCTATCTCCCCAACTGCCTTGCCACTCCTCTATGAGACTCTCTAAGGGAGGAATAAGAAGGCCTATTTGTTTGAGGTACTCGCCCTCCAAAGTGCCTTTTTTTACCTCTAACTTAGAAAACTTGCCACCCTTATAGGTCAGTTTCACGACTACGGCACAACTGCGTATGGTTACTATATAGGTCATTTTACACTTCTACTTTTGTCTTTGTTAATTTTTTCCCACAATCGGCACAAAATACAGCAGTTATCTCTACGGTACAATACCCTCCTATCGTGCGTAATACTTGGTGCGTGTGTGGGCATTTGTCACTGGTCAATTGTCGTTTGTCACTTCTTTTCATATCGTTTCTCAATTATTTTTTCTAACGCTCCTATTACCTTACTAACTTCCTTAGTAGTCATTCCTTTTAAGGGCTTTTGTACGGGGCACCTCTTAGAGAGTAACCACTTACCCAATTGCTGAAGGTTTGGGATTCTTGGGTTATTCGGCTGCACCCAACCCAGTTCGTGGCATTTTGCCAGTAGGCTAAGGTGTTGCGTATTATGGCTATCAAATTGCGCTTCCTTAGCATAATTATACTTCAGCCAGTCTAATATCTCAAAGGCTTCGTCTTCGGTTAGTTCCTTGCTTGAACTCAGCTCTCTAAGGACAAAGTCCGATAGAAAAGCCAGCCGCTCATCTCTATCCTTAAACCTCTTTCCTAAGGAGACTTGCAGGATCTTTAGTTGTCGTGTGCTAATCATTTTTAATCGTTTTTAAAGTTGTTTAAAACCCTGCCTTAGGGGGTCTCTTATGGGCGTCCCCTTAATACCAACGACACGCTAAGGGCAGGGTATATTTGTTCCCCTTCGGGGGCTGTGGGAATTAGATTGCTGAAAACTGCAAGAGTATATTCTGCCACTTGCCGTGCTTGTCCTTTTCATAAAAGCGGATATAATCCTTGGAGTGGTTATACTGATAACTCTCACGGAATAGCTCGCATGCCTTGGAGAAATTCGGGTCGGCAAATTTGCTCTCGTACTTATAGAGCTTCTGAATGTTATCGGGGTCAAGTTCGCCCTTTTTACGTTCCAATAAGGAAAGGATAAACTCCTTAGTACCCTCATCTCCTGAGTAACGGCTTTCTATAAAGTCAAAGATATACTTCTCCGCCTCGGTGGCTCGCTCGTCATAAGAGCCTTTACCCTGCTTGTTATACTCCACCTTGAAGTTTTCAAACTCCACCTTAAAGTTACCTTTGCCCTCAGCATGTCGCCCGCTGTACTCTTTTAGCAACTCATGTAGGGTGTCCATCGTCTCAAAAGAATGTTGTTTGAACTCTGTTAGCCGCTCATTGATGTCCTTAGCTACGGTGATAAGGCTGATGATCGCATCAGCTTTCATTTGCTCATAGGCCTGTTTACGTTCCTCTCTTTCCTTGGCGTCTAATTCTTTCGCCTGTTCTATAAGTGCAGCACGTTCATGGGCACTTAGTTGTGATAAATCTACACTCATGGTAATATCTATTTTTAAATTATTTACTTATTTTTATTTTTTTTGCAATAAACTCAACAATATCCACAGTTACAGCGTTACCTATGAGCTTATAGCGTTGGGTCTTTGCTATCGGTTTGATAGCTCCATTATAATCGCCATATTGTGTCCAGTTGTCTGGAAAACCTTGCAGGCGTTCACATTCTATTTCAGTGAGACGACGAACGCCACCCAATAGATTATTTTCTTGAAAAGCGCTACTCGATATAGTAGGGCAAATAGAAAGATCCGCACCTTTGTTTTTACCTCGTGGGCGTTGTTTAATAATAAAATCTGAATTATGTCTTGTTAGAGCGGGGCTTATTCCTTCTTCGTCAAAAACTCTATTTTGTTGATAGGGCTGCCTGCCGTTGGATTCCTTAGACGGATTTAGCTGTATCACAGTCATATCAGAGTGTAGGCCTCCTGAGTGCCCTCCGCCTGTGAGGGTTGCTGCAACCTTGGGTATTATATAGGTGTCGTCAGGTCGCATTGCTCCACTTGCTTTGAGAGTTGTACTAATCGGGGCTTGTAATTGACTTTCCGTTTTTTCTGTAACAGGGAAATCATTCTCTCCGACAGGAAATACTCCTGGCTGACTTCTGCCATCAAGATGTCCGATAAGGTAAATCCGCTCTCTATTTTGGGGTAGTACCCAGCTTGTATTAAGCAATTGTTGTTCAAATCGGTAACCATCAATGTTGGCAAACGCTTGGAAAAGCGCCCAAAAGTCCGCGCCAGCGTTTGAGGAGTAAGCTCCCTTAACATTTTCCCAGATAAAAAGAGTTGGTCGGACGTGAGTAATGAGGGCAATTGCATGCTGGATAAGGCTACTTTTGTTCCCTTTAAGTCCAGCACGCTTTCCAGCAAGGCTGAAATCTTGGCAAGGCGATCCGAAAGTGATAATGTCTGCTCCTTCAATGTCTGCGGGCTGAAGAGTGGTAATGTCTCCGAGGTTTTTTGCATGTGGAAAATTGTATTTATAGTTAGCAATAGCATGTTTGTCTATCTCACTAAAATAGTGCTCTGTAAAGTGGTAGCCTGCTCTCTGAAATCCGAGAGAAAAACCACCTATTCCACTGAATAGGTCAATTATTTTCATTTGTAAATTAGAAAATTATCGTTCTACTTTTGCTTTAAATAGCTCGTTGGTCTCTATCGGTTCCCATCGTTTGTTCTCCTCGTTGTACCACATCAGCACCCTGTCCTGATCGTACCTAAGACAAGGAGACTCCCAGTTATTTTCTCGTATCCATTCGTAGATGGTCAGTACCACGATCGGTACACTTCTCCTATAGCCCGCATGATACTGATGTATCATGGTTCGCTCTGATTCTGTCAAGGCTTGTAAGAAATTATCAAGCCTTAGTACTTCCATATATAGCTGTTTCATTGACTGTTGTTTTTAGTTTTTTACTCTTTTCTATTAGTTGCAATATAGTCTTGGGGTATATATGATTAATCTGCTCCGCCGCAAGTCCTATCATTAGCTCTATATCCTCTCGGTCAAATACACCCTCCCTGAGTGCCTTGCCGTAATATCTCTCTATATCACGCTCCACATACACCTCCCACTGCCGATCAAACCAATTTAGCAGATGGTCATTTAGCTTTAGGGCTAATACATCTTTTGAGATTTGCTTTGTTTGGTTCACAATATCGCACCAATCCTCGAAGTATAGCCATTGTAAGTGCTCATACCCTAAAGGCTTATAGTCCAAGTAGTATAGCAGGCAGTCCCTGAATTCTTTTTGCTTTTCTATAGTTCCCATTTGTTTACTTTTTATATTCGCTTTGTGTTGGTCTACATCTATTCGTTCGGCTCGCAACCGTGGTATAGCTCTGCTTTCTCCTTGTCTATGGTAAGTATCCCGCCAGGACAACGCCCCGACACATTACACGCCAGACCCTCCACTTGTATAATCACCTCTGCGAGCTTCTTACAAAGCCTTGCTACCGCTATGTCGGGCTCTCCCTTTTCCTCGTGGGCGAGGAAGATAAAGAGTACATTGCGATAATTCTTTCCCCATTCCCTAAGTTTAGGGGCTGTTAGCTCGTCTTTATAAACTGTGGTATTGTCTATAATCACCACTTTAGGGGCACGTTGCTTAGTTAATGCTTTCTCTATCTCGGTAAGTTCTGTATAGGGTACTATCTTTAACTTGCGGTTGCTGGGGTCAAGCCCGCTACGGATATATGCTTCTTGGAAGGACTTACTAATGCCCTGCTCGGCACTTACATACATCACCTGTTCAAACTTGCTCAAGTATTCCGCTAACATCAGCGAAAACCACGTTTTCCCCTGCTTTTCTCGCCCATAAGATAATCCAAAACCCACCTACTTCGGGATTGCCAAGAGCTTTCTCCCATACTCCCTCAAAAGGGAAGGTTTTATAGGTCTTTTCAAGTAGTTGCTTTCCGTATATACCTTTTATTCTTGCCATTAGCTTAACTTAATTAAATTCTCCAAATATCTAAGTCTCTTCCAATCCGAAGGGGTTACATCCTTTGTGTTAAGGTCATTCGGATTCATACACTTACGCACAAGTTTGTCCACATCCTCCTTTTGCTTGGCATTTACCGATGCTACATCGCCCAATAATTGGATGTAAAACTCCTTACGATCATCCGTTCCTTGGGGTACAATTGAAGTGATGTCAAAGAATCGGTCGAATATCTCAGCATAACCTACTTTTTTATGAGCAATACCGCTCTCTATCTTAGCCCTTAGCCCATCGGCTCCCATCATATACCAAGCACATTCCCCTTGGGTGGCATTCCATAGCTCTTTGAGTTCGAGGAAAGCGTTGTAGTCCAAGTCTCCTGCTTCGTCAAGTACAATAAGAGGCTGTTCTAAGTAGATAAGGCACATCTTGATACTTGCCTTTACATCTACATACTTTCCTGTATTATCCACCCCTATAGTCTTAGCAAGCAATCGGATAAACTGCTGTTTGGTCTTCGCTTGGGAGCAATCCACATAGAAAGCATTTTTGAGCTTACGAACAATGTGTCGGGAGCAAAAAGTCTTACCTATACCACAATCATCTACCAAGATCATTGATTTGCTGTACTCCTTGCAGTAGAGTAGGTTATCTTCTATTTCAGTATATACTGCTGTACGCGCTACTTTCCAAGCGTTATCCCTTACCTGTACGCCCAGCTGATGAGCAATTACTAACCATTGGGTGTCACTAATGAGTTTCTCCACTTCTCCTTTTTTAAGTCGTGAAAGGATAGCCCCCTTGAGGTTTAGGCGTTTGGCATAGTCGGCATCGGATCCTCCATAGTTCTCACGGTCGGAAAGAATTGCTTCCCTTACCTTGTTTTTAAAGTCTATTGATAATTTCATATAGCATATTTTTTTCTCCAATTTTTAGTATATTCTGTCCCTGTACTTGGGTTGTAGAGGATTTGTTTGTCGTCTTCCTCCATAGTATCGTAGTCGTCCAATATTTCCACTTCCTCTGCTTCGCATGCCTCAAATCGCTTGAGGTTGTTAATCACAAAAGAGCGTTTTGGCTTCGGTGTCTTGTCTATCACCCCTATAGGAGTAATCTCTTTGCTTTGGTGCTGTACATAGCGTACAATGGTCATTGTATAGGCATTTTGCAGCGCCTTGATAAGGGTGTCTTCCTCTGTTTGCTCGGCTTGTGCTCTTTGGAAAAGAGGCATCGGTTGCACCTCACATACATAGCGGTTACCACAGTAAGCAATTGCCTTTATAAGTTCCCCATCATTGCCGTCCAACCAATACACCTCTATATCCTTACCTTCTATCTGTTTCATTTTCTCAATAAGTGGGTCGCCTGTAAGTATTTTTCCCGCTTCGGCTATTGCCATTTTCTGTCTGTTTAAGCTGATATAGCCTTGTTTGCAACTGGTCTTAACCGAGTAACCAATATAGGGCAATATAGCGCGGTAGTTGGTCTCTGGTAGACTTTCCAATTGGTTATTAAGAAAATATTCCCAACGGCTTACGCTTGGATCTTCATCGTGGGGTTCATTGTTCCAATCCTCTATATCAGCAAGGCGTGCCTGCACGAGTTCATTATAAGGGATAATCTTGGTGGCACCTTTGCCCGCTTGGTTGGCTTCGTTCTTAGCAAAGGGGCGAGGGATCCATCCGTCGGCATATTTTTCTTTGTTGTTACGCATCTTGCCAAACATACGTTCTATATACTTCCCCTTGGCGTTATTGGCTTCCACTCTTACCTTTTGGAACATATACCCCTCTCTAAGGAAGGTGTCGCTAAAGCTACTATTAAGGGAGCTTTCGCACTCCAATTCATAAGGGAGTTTTAGCCCCCATTGGTGATAGTTCCTCACTAATTGTCTGTAGAACTCAAGGATAATCCCTTCTTTGCTCTTTCCATAGACAAAGGCTGTCATACAGCGGCTGGCAATATCCACCCCGATATAGAACCATACCCTTTTTCCTTTTTCATACCAAAAGGGAGGTTGTCTGTCGTCAATGGAGAGGATAGACCCTGCTTTGGTGGGTAACTCCGTTTGTGCATAGGGGATAAATTGCCCCATAAAGGCTTGTCGGTTTCCGCTTCTTAGATTGTAGGAGATGATTTTCTGCTCCCAACTCATCAGATAGGCTTTGATAGTACTTTCGCTCAAGGCAGGAAAGCCCGTAGGTTCGTACAGTTCACCTGTTTCCTTGTTGAATACTTCTATATAGCCAGCCAAAAAGGCATCATATTGCCGAGATATATCAGTAGGAGTAGGCTTGTGAGTTTGTCCTACGAATAAGCCTTGTAGCACCTCTATGACACGCTCATCTACCTTTCGGGCGTTCTGCTTACCCTTTCCGTAAGGGTCTTTGATAACAGAGAGCAGTCCATCGGTTTTAAAGGCGTTTAAAGTGTTTTTAAAATGCCTTAAACTCTCAGGCAGGCTATGCTTACGACTTGGGGGCAAGGTCTCGTTAAAGCTCACTGCATCGGTAAGTAGGCTTTGAGCAAGTCCCTTGGTAGCACTCTTTTTATGCAATGCCTTGCGAATATTGAGTCGTTCCTGCTCAAGGGTAACCAAGGCTTGCAAGGTAGTAGCATTGATGATGTAGCGGTCTATCTCTTCATCGGTAAGGTGCTTGTCCCCACGTTTCCATTCACTATAGAAGCGTATTGTTTCGTCTTTTACTTGGTAATATCGCTCCAACAGATGACCTGCTTTTCGAGGATCACCCAGTGCCTCTTGTATCTCCTTGGGGAGGGTGTCATAGTCTATCAGTAGCCTACGCCCATTCCCACCCGATTGGAGTTTCTTAACACCATAAGGCTTACCTTCACTGCGAGAGATAGCACTCTGTAAGGACTTGAGCACATTCCAATACTTAGGAACCAACTCTTCCACCTCCACTGCAACTTTATTATGTAACCATAAATAGGGCATAATCTTTTCTTTTTTGCTCCCTAATGCAGGTGCGACCTGCTACGTTACCGCTTCGGCTCTTAGCCTATTAGGGATTTCTAACTAATTCAACCAAGTTCGTGACTGCGACTCTCCTATATATACATCCCAACTACGTCTTGGCTCATGCTCGCTATTGCAGTACCAATCCAATGTTTCCTCATTACCAAAAGTTACCTCAAGAGTACGTCTTAACTTTCTAAGCCACTTTTGCAATTGATCCCATTCAATAGGATTGGTAAGGTCTATATAGCGAATATCAATATTTACGTCCTTGCCAATTCCTTTTTCGCTTATCTTTACATCAGCGGAAAAGCGTACGCCGTTGTTTTTCTTTGTTTCCATTACCTTCTGTATTTTACAGATCTGTTATACAATATCTTTTCTCGTTTGACCACGATCCCTAAGAAAGTGGTGATAATTTCTCTGCCTATCACATCCAAGTGACTATTGAGCAGGAGTACTGTTTTTCTTTTCATATCAAAATTATTTTTTAAGTTTGCTTTCCAAGGTAGGTGCGACCTACTACGTGTTAAATTTGTAGCGGTTCACAACCGCCTTGGAAAAATTCCATATATTTGCGTGTTAATTCAAATTTTTCATATATGGAATTGTATAATTCTTTTGTAGAAAAATGGCCTGAAAATACATCACCTATAGTAAAGGCCATTCTTAAGGAGTGTTGTGAAAGTGTAGAGAACTCCCCCACAAAAGTAGAGCAGCCAGAATTGTCTGCCTACATTGCCTTCAAGACGTGTTTGTCCCTAATCATTTCCTCCGTAGAGGCTTTCTCCTCTGAAGAGGAAACTATCAACCTAAATTATCAGGGACACTCTTTTCAAGTTTCACGTTCTTCTCAGCATTGGAAACAGCTGAAAGCAATACAGTCTGCACTTGCTGATTTAACTTTTTAATCTCCTCTTGAACTACTTCTCGTACCAATGGTGCGAGAAGTTTCTTTATTAACTTTCTCATTTTGCTATTGTTTAGGTTGATTTAATTTCTCTTGCTCTGCTTTTACTTCTGCAATCACTTCAAAGAGTGTTACCTGATGTACTTGCGGCAAGCCCTTCACTTCTTTTAGTGCCTGCATTCCTTGCCTTATGGTTAGCAGTTGCTCGGCAAACGCCTTATTGACGTACCACTTCCCTGTACTCGCCTTGTAGAAGTGCTGAGGGTGCTTGCGAATGCGAGCGTGATACTGCCCACTGGTTACCGAGTAATTATGTAGTAGCAACCACTCCACGTATGGCAGGGCTTCCATTCCATACACATTAAGAGATTTAGGCATTTTGATGATCGTTTGTAGGGCGATTTTCTCCATTTCAATAAAGTAGTTTCGTATCATCTTACCTACTTCTGTTCTCTCCACCATTGCTATTTCCTTAGCCATATCTATAGTGAGGAAATACTCGGTTCGTGGTCTATGGAATACCTTTTGCCCATTTTTGGGTAAAAGTTGATTTTCAGTGAAATAATCCTTTCCTTCGTCAAATTTGTACTCCTCAACTCTACGAGGAAACCAGTTTGTAAATTTTGTTTGAACTTTCAACTTTCTATGAAGTTCACGAGCATCTACTAATTGAATGCCTTTTTGTTCTGTGATTTTAATTAATTCATTCATAATTAATCATTTACGTTAGTGTTAATCTCAATTTTCACTTTACTTGCCTCTTGTAATAAGAGTTCCTTTGCCTTTTTCCTAACCTCCCTTGAAGTAGGAGAATCATAGAAGTAAGAGAGGCTTGTTTCTACGGTTTGAATGGACACCCCTAATTCTTTTGCAATTTGTTTTTTCATTTCTGCTACAATTCGTATTTTTTTCATTACTTTTGCACTTTAAATTAACGGCACAAAAGTACGTCAAAATTTTGACATAAACAAGATATATGGATAAAATTTTAGCACCCATTAAGCAGAGAATACTTCAAATAATTGATTTTAAAGAAGTTGAGAGAACAAAATTTTTCAAAATTTTGGGATTAGCCTCCTCTAATTTTAGAGGAAATGCACTTTGTAGTGAAGTAGGAGGAGATGTTATCGCTAAAATTTTAGCAGAATTTCCCGATATAAATGCCAATTGGCTTCTTACGGGTAGGGAAAGTATGCTTAAAGAAGAGCAAAAACATTCCATAAACCAAACTATCGAGGGGAATAATAATACTATGTCGGGAAAAGATACACTTGCGCATTCCGATAATAGTGAATATAAGGTTACTATCAAGGAGTTAAAAAAGCGTATTGCCGAATACGAAAAGAAATTAGAGGAAAAGGACAAGCAAATCAGTAAGTTAATTAATGTAATAGAAAAACTAAATTCTATATGATAAGACAAAATATCAAAGGAAACAATAACATTCAGGTAGCCAATAACAATGCGCCTATTATTCATACGGGAGAGCTTAAAATCACAATGGAGGTAGTTCACGATCCTGAACAGCATATTACAGATTCCCAAGCCCTACAAGTAAGGGAAAAAATTGTAGAATCTGGTATGATACTTGCTTCTAATGGAGGTAACAAAAGGTCTCTCATTAAAAAGCAATACGGAAAATTCTACAAGAAGTTTGGCGTAACTAAGTACGAACTATTACCAAAAGATAAGTTTGAGGAAGCTATGAAGTGGTTACAAAAAGAGATTGCGGCAAGTAGGAAAGTACTTAAGGAGAGTGACCCAGAGGAATGGAGAAAAGCTCATTACAAGGCAATAAATGCAAGAGGCAGGCAAATGGGAATGGATAAGGAAGCCCTTTTAATCTACACAACACGAGTACTCGTACTTGATAATACTTTGCTTTCTTTGAAAAATTTGAACGATGACCAGCTCCAAAAGTTGTACAATTATATGTTCCGAAAGAAATTATAATAGGGAAAACACTATGTTTTTACCCTAAAAATTGTATTGCTTTCTGTATATCAATAAGTTAAGTATTTTGCATATTTGCAAAATACCCCCAACTCACGCCTTAACCTTATCATTTTAACTAAAAAGGGGCTTTTTACCCCCTAAACTCGTGCTTAAAAATATACGCTTTTGCATACCCAACTACATACCCAACTGCATACCCAACTTTTTATGGAGGGTATTCCGAGGGTATTCCTTACTCTCATATTCGGGGTGCTTTATAGGGCTTTTCAATGGGCTTTAAAGGCTGTTTCATGGCATAAAAAAAAGCCCTCAAAGGGGCTATTTTAGTGGGTTTGGGAGGTTTTTGGGACAATATATAGGAGGTTACCCATGTAGTAGGTATATTCTACCTATTCTTGTACAATTTGGGGCATTATTTCGGGACATTTTTTGCATATAAATGTAGCCTTTTGTACATTTCGTTTTGTCTCTGTTTTGGTGCTTTTTGGCTTCAAGCCCTTTATTTATAAGGCTTTCGGTGCTTTTCCATTTTTTGCCACTTTTGTACCCCCTATTCTGTTGTTTATACAAAAAACAATTTCTCCATTCTCACTAAACATAAAAGGCTCTGCATTCGCAATTAAATCATAGTTTTCAGAATCTTCAAACAACATAAGAGGTATCTCTAAGTATTCCTTTAGAATATTTTTTAGATGGATATTTTGATTCTCCAAAGAATCACAAAACGGATTTCCTTTCCCCATTGGAATATAAGTTAGAAAAAGCTCTAACAATAGCCCATATCCCAACTCTTTGCAAAATTCATAGTATGAAGGAGGAATAGCCCAATTACCTATATGATAACTTGAATCTAAATCATCACTAATAGTTACTATTTCATTCTCTATGGTCAATAGTTCGTTGTACATATTATTTATTTTTCTTTAATAATATAGATAGACAAATAAGATCAATAGTACAAATAAGATACTATCTATTATAAGGAGCTTAAATTCTTTGTTTTTATACAATGAAATAAATAAGAATATCTTTGCTATAGAGATAAGTAGTAGATGAAATACTCCTTGAAAAACTCCCGCAAGTTTACTCTGAACCCTTTTTTCCAGTTAATATATCGTATGTTTAGTACTTCTTTCCATTCTTCACTTGGACATTGATTAATAATTTCCAAATATTGTTGTTCGTTTTGCATTAAAAAACTTTCAATGAGTCTTACTAAGTCCCAATGTAAGTCATAGAAAAAACCTTCAGGGAAAATAGAAATTATTACTTTTGCTTCTTCAAGACTAATCGGACTTTCTATGTTAGAAATCAAAGAGTCATATTCTTCTATTAGAGACAAAATACCCTCTGTATCTTCTAATGTTTCTGTGGGCATTCGCCCAATATTTTTTAATTCTAAAACTTCTTTTCTCATAGTTATTAGCAAGTTTTTCAGTATTAACCTTATCGGGTCTTGATTTATATACATATTCACCAGTGGGGCGAGTGCGTTGTTCATGCCTTAATCTCCCTTGACCTAATATAAAGTTGCTTTATTTTCGGTAAAGTTGCTGAAAATCAGAAACTTCACAATATAAAAAGACATTTTTCAAATAGAAATCATCCAGCCTAATATAAAAAATAACACCCATATAATATGTAACACCCATACAATTATTCCTCCTTCAGTATTTCTAATCTTCTTTTGCCAAAGGTATAATAACAAAGAACTAATCACTACATACACTCCAAACAATATGTAATATAATTGATATTGCCACAGAGGAGGTTTATATATTTCATAATCTGATCGTTGCATCAAATCTTCTGAATCAAACCAGACTCCAGCCATCCAAGAAAACTGAAATATCGCAAAAATATTGTAAATCCAAAATAAAAATATAATTCTATACAGTTTCATTATAAAAATAGATTCTAACTTAACTCCTTTTTAAAAGATCAGCCAAATAATTTAACAAAGCAGTCCCCACTGGAACAAAAGCAGCGAAGACCTTCCCTGAACCAGAGAATAAAGCAATACATCCAAGGATAGATAATATCAATAAAAGTATTCCCCATATGATAATAGAAAGCTTATTAAGTTTGTAAAAACCATAGGTAAGAACCCATAGAGGAAGTGCTAAAAATATGAAATATACCGAAAAGAAAATTCCTATTGTCGCAGCCAAAGAAAATAAAGAAAATACTACTAATGAAACAATAAAGGGTATAGAAAGGCGCAATTCTGCTTTCTCTTCTTCTTTATCTTTTTGGATTTGTTTTAATATTTCACAATAAAATTGAAACTTATAACTTTGCCTTACTTCTTCTTCCGAATAACCTACATCTCTTAGTCTTCTTACAATCTCTTGAGGTTGGGCATAAGCTCGTATGAGTTCATCTATCTCTTTTTCCATAAAAGGATCTGTCTCAATAACAGTTGTATCTTTATTATAAGACTTCAACAAAGGAATATCAGACTCTTCTTTCAT